CGAGCCCAGCCTTACGGCAAATGATGGAAGGGATCAGTAACAGGATGGCCGACCTGGATGCAATGAACGACAGGTTGAAGCAGGCAGAGCGCAGGGTTGGAAGTCTCAACAACAAGCTCGCTGCAGCACCCGTAATGCCCAAGGCACCGACCGCCGAAGAAATCGCACAGGCTGCAGAATCCGATGAGAAACTGCAGGAGTTTTTGCGTGACTTCCCGGTCCATGCAGAAGGCATTCAAGCCCTGATCAACAAGAAGCTGCAATCCCAGTCAGCTGGTATTCCGGTGGAAGAGATCGAGCGAATGCGGGCCGAGTTGCAAACCGACTTCGACCAGAAACTTGACACTGCCCAAAAGGGTTACGAACTGAAGCTGCTTAAGTCCAAGTACAAAAATCATCGTGAGATCGCCCTTTCACCCGAGTTTACCGGCTGGATCGAGACACAGGATGAAGAGACGAAGACAAAGGCCGGTGGATGGAACGCCCTGGATGGTATTGAGGTTCTCGATAGGTTCTTTGAGAGCCGTAGAGCGAAAAACGATCTGCCCGACATTACGGGCGAACGAGAGGCCCGTTTGGATTCTGCTGCTGCCGATACTCGGAACACCAGCCGGAACAAACCGGTACGACAAAAAACAGTGGCCGAGATGAGCGTAGATGAACTCTACGATTACGAGGCCAAGAAGATATGGGGGAATAAATAATGGCCCAGCAGACATATTCACTGGTTCCGTCTCGGAACCTGATCCGCGCAGAACTTGAAATGCTTTCTCATGCCGAGCCCGTAATGGTGCTTGGTACTTTCGGAAAGCAGATGGAGCAGCCGCTCAACAAGACGGACACCGTTGTGTTCCGCCGCCTGGACCCCTATGCAATGGGTTCAAATGGTGTTGCAGTTATCAATCCCGCCGATTTCCAGCTGTCGGAAGGTACGACCCCGACCCCCGGAACGATCAGCTATACCGACGTTTCCGTCACCCTTAAGCATTACGCCGTACTGTTCAAATTGACCAGTAAATCCGAGCTGATGTACGAAGACGACATCCCCGGCGATATGAAAATTACCACGGGCCAGACCCTTGGTGAGGTCGCGGAGCTTGTCGCTTATGGTGAGTTTAAAGCAGGAAGTTCGATCATTTACGCCAACGGCTCGACCCGCGCTGGCTTGAATACCGCGCTCTCCATCCAGAAACTCCGTATGGCCGCTCGTACCCTGGAGAACAACTTGGGTAAGAAGGTCACCACCTGGATTCAGCCCGGCCTGAAGTTCGGCACTGCTGGCTTCCCGGCAGGTTATATCGTATTCTGCCACACCGACGTAAGCTCGGACATCCGGGATCTCCCGCATTTCCGTGATCGCGTAGACTATGGCACCGCAGTTCGCCCGGTCCATGACCGTGAGTTCGGCGCTTGTGAGGAGTTCAGGTTCGTATCGAGCCCCTTGTTCCGTCCTTTCTTGGCCGCTGGTTCCGCAACCCTGAATGGTATGGTTGCAGCTGATGACACCAACACCGACGTTTATCCTCTGATGGTAATCGCCGCTGAAGCCTGGGGTCATGTGAGCCTGAAGGGTCATGGCAAGACCTCGATCAGCCCGACCTACCTTCCGCCCAGCCAGAAGACCCATGCTAACCCGAGTGGTACTTTCGGTTATGTCGGCGCGGATTTCTGGTATGCACCCATCCGCCTGAACGAGAACTGGTTCGTCAGGATCGAATGCTGTGTAACGGATCTTGAGGCCTAAACAATAACAAGGGCAGGGGTAACAGCCTGCCCTTCTTTTGGAGGATATTATGGGTGAAAGCATTAAGCGTCGGGTCAATGGCATAGCCAACAAGAACGACGCGTTTGAATTGAGGAAACTGCTGGATGCGGCCCTCGCTGATATCGCCGCATTGCGGGCCGATATGGCGAACAGGATCGCAAACCACAATACGCTGATTGCGAAGCTGAACCTCGATGGCGGTGTAACCGACACGAACTACGCCGCCGCAACCGCTGCAACGTCAACTACTGCTAATTTGGAGGCATAAGAGAATGAGCAATAATCTTTCTGATGGACCCCGTGGTGGGACCATGTGTATGGGCCGTGTTGGCCTGGCAATCGGTGACGGCGCGAAGACAGGCCCGGCCCTTGTCGTCGCTGCATCCTATTGTATCGACGGTATTGGCTATATCACCACTGCCGCCGCAACCGTAAAACCGTTGACCGCTGTCGCTACGCCGCAGGCCGCATTGACCAAATGCCTGTACCTGATCTGCGTCGATGCATCCTTCAACGTGACCAGCGTAAAGGGCCGCGAGGTTCTTGTTGCTGATCTGACCGCAGGAAACGACGTTCTTGAATGGCCGGAAGTTCCGGTTGGCAAGGTCGCAGTTGGTGCCGTCAAAGTCGAGACTGGCGCTGTAACCTTCACCCCCGGCACGACCGCCCTGGACGCTGCCAATATCACCGAAACCTACTACAATATCGTGGGTGGAGTTCCGGTCAAGCCGCTGGCCAGCTAATCGGTAGCTGATCAACCATGTGTTGAAACAGTAACGAAGCCGCCTTTCATATCGGGAGGCGGCTTCAGTTTTTTAAGGAGGAGTAATGAGTAAATACGGACAGCTTGACGTTGGGGGGGAAGTTACCGGCGACGCGATCCCGATGGATGAATTGAACATCGCTGGTGGAATTGAGCAGGTTTCTGAATTCGACTGGAGGCAGATAGCTGAGGTCGAGAAGTTCATGAACGAGCGCCTGGTGATCCTGGTTTTCCCGGATCGTAGTGAAGGAGCCCTGCGTGTGATCAGGCCCGAGGTCAATGGCCTCTGCCAGCCGATCTTGCGCGGAGTGAAGACCAAGGTGAAACGGAAATACGTCGAGGCATTGGCCCGGACAATCTCCACATCCTATGATCAGGTACAGCGTGACCCGTCTGACCGGTCGACCCTGGAGATGATCCCGATGTCGAACCAGACGTATCCGTTCACGGTCATCCATGACCCGAACCCGGCAGGCCGTGCATGGCTTGAGGCAATCATCGCAGAGAGGAACTAAGGAGAGCCTATGACCCGTCTGGAACTGGTGAAGAGGTTGAGTAGAGAATCAGGTGTCAATAAGGTCGGCCCCGCCTCCAGTGAGGGACAGGTCGGAACTTATCTTCAGCTGGTAGAGTGGATCGATGAAGCCTACGCGGCAATCCAGGGCATTCATGATACGTGGCGCTTCCACAGGTCGCCGTTCAGCAAGGCCCTTACGATTGACGATGGGCTCTACGCGCCCACCGACCTTGACATCACCAATTTCAAGCACTGGATTCCGGACGGGATCTCCCTTTATGAAAACCTCGCAGATGAGGCTCCCCTTCACTGGCTGGAGTGGGAGGATTTTCAGTTGAATTTCGGCATGGGGAATTACACGACCGAAACGGGCAGGCCCAGCTTCTGGACCAACGATCCTGACGACAATCTCAAGCTATACCGCATACCGGAAAAAGCATACATCCTGAAGGGTGAATACTTCCAGAGCAACGACGTAATGACCGTTGACGAGGACGTTCCGATCTACCATGCCGACTACCACATGGGGATCGTCTGGCGGGCTCTGATGTATTACGGCCTCGCCTTCGCCGAAGCCGACAAGTACACCGTAGGGATGAACGAGTTCAAGAAGGTGCTCCGAAACATGGAGCGTAAATACCTGCCCAAGCTCAAATACGGGAAGACACTGGCATGAGTTCGATAAACCGGGGAATACCGAAGGTTAAGGTGGTCCCGCAGTTCATTCCTTTCACGGGCGGTCTGGATACTGATACGCCCATTTTGATGACGAAGCCCGGCTATCTCCGAGGTTCCATCAACGTATATGAAGGAATAACAGGTGGTTACTGGACAGCGCCTCCGTATGAGGCCTTCGATGGCCAGAGTGCCCCGAGCGCCCAGACCTATACCTTGGTACCGATCACGATTACCGGCACCATCGCCCCCGGAGATGTGCTTGACCAGCCGGTAGGTGGAGCCACAGCTTCCGCCACAGTCCTGGCTGTCGCCGCAGGCTATGTCATCGTCACCGCCCAGACCGGGACATGGGTGGATGGCCTGGCCTATGTTGGCGCTGTAGAGGTTGGCACGATTGATGCTGATGGCGTGATCATTGACGGCGGATCTACCCCGGCCCTGCAGGCCCAATACCGGGCACTCGCCGCCGACTACCAGCGAGCCTTTATCGAGGCAATTCCCGGTTCCGGCCCCGTGCGCGGGATCTGGTATTATGACCAGGCCTATTATGGCATCCGCAACAACGCAGGCGGCACAGCCATGGCCATGTACAAGTCCACGACCGCAGGCTGGACCCTGGTGCCGCTGGGGTATGAGCTGTCCTTCACCAGTGGTGGTGGCGGTGCTGGCGAGGCTATCGAGGAAGGCCAGACCCTGGTCGGCGCAACCTCCGGGTTTTCCTTTGTCGTCACGCGGGTGATTGTGAATAGCGGTTCATTTGGAGCTGGCACCGCCGCAGGCCGGTTGATCCTGGCTAGTAAGACTGGTGCGTTGGTCGCTGAGAACCTGAACAAAACCCTACCACTACCGGTAGTGAATAACATCTGTGCCATCGCCGGGGATGCAACGGCAATCACCTTCGCTAACCCTAGCGGCCGGTGTGAATTCATCAACACGAACTTCACCGGCAACACCGACACGATCCGGATGTACGGTTGCGATGGTGTGAACAGGGCCTTTGAATTTGACGGAACCGTCTTCGTGCCGCTGAACACCGGTATGGAAGCAACGACCTACCCGAGCCATATTATTGAGCACAAATACCATCTATTCCTGGCATTCGGTAGCTCGGTTCAGCACTCGGTGGTAGGTGACCCCTATAACTGGGTTCTATGGATGGGCGCTGATGAAATCGGTATGTCCGACTTCATTACTGGGTTCGTGTCAATGCCCGGCACGGAAACAAGCGCCACATTGGCTGTGCTGAACCGCAATTCAATTGGCATCCTCTATGGATCTGTACACGACGATTTCAGCCTGCAGCTATACAAGAATGGTGTAGGTGCAATCGAATGGACCGCCCAGTTTATTGGCAGCACGTTCATGCTCGATGACCGGGGTATAATGGATATTAAAGCATCCATGGTTTATGGCAACTTCACTGACGCTTCGGTAAGTCAGCATGTATCAAAATATATGACGACCAAGAAGCCACAAGTTCTAGCCTCTGCAGTCAGTGCCGAGCATAACCTCTATATGATATCGTTTAACGATAATACGGCCATCTTCTGCACGATAAATGGTGGAAAAATGAAAGCGATCTGCCCGATGCATTTTCCAAACAAGATGCAGGTTATATGTGCCGCTGAAGACCAGACTGGTGATGAGCGGATTATGTTTGGAGATGAGAATGGTTTTGTGCATGAGCTGTACCGTGGTTTGAACTTCAACGGTGTTGCTATTGATTGGTCGATGTACCTCGTACCTGACTTCTTCAAGTCACCGACCACAACGAAACGCTACAGGAAGGCCCGGTTTGAAGTTGGCGGCGAGGGTTACGCTGAGTTCCATTTCTCGTACCAGCTAGGATACACCGCAGACTCTTTTCCGCAGCCCGGCACCGAATCAGATATCCTGGAGCTTATCTCCAGTAACTGGGACGATGGCGGGACATGGGATAGTGGATCTTGGGATGCAGTAGAGCTTCTTCCGTCCGAATTCGACATGATGGGAAGCGAGACGAATGTCATCCTGCAGCTGACTGGATCTGGACGATACTTCTCTCCGATGCACTTCTCAGCCGCGATTATACAATATACACCGACCAGGGAAATTAGATAATGGCCAATAACGACTTCTACGACAGCACTGGGGTTCCGCAGAGTGGGCCGTTCACATCCGCTGAGATGAGGGCCGAGTTCGATCTGATACAGAATGCCTTCTCTAAATTTCCAATCCTGGCTGGCAATGCTGGCAAGATTGTGCGCGTCAATCCAGATGGAACCGCACTGGACACTGCAGCACTGACGACCATTGTCGGCGCTATCGCACATGAGGATCTAACTCAGAAGGATGTCACTGGTGGCTACTGTGGGCTTGATGCTTTTCGCCTGAAGCTGCTGGACAATTCCGGATCTGGTATTTCCTACCTACGGAATCAGGCAACTACCCCAAGGGCATGGGTACTGCCAAATAAGAGCGGAACCCTGGCTGATACTGCAGATCTGACCGGTAAAGCAGTTCTCGCTGGCCAGGCCTTTACCGGTTCACCGCAGGCACCGACACAGGCAGCTACCGACGACAGCATAAAAATTGCTTCAGCTGCATTTGTCAAAAGCATGGTCACATACACCAATGCCACAAAGGGGCGTATCAGGCTTCACACCGGAGTAACCTTACAATGGGGGAAGATACAGGTATCTGCCGAGGTTCCATACCAGGCAACCGACACATTCCTTACGCCGTTTACTAGCTCATGGACCTTGGGAACCTGTGGTTATGGCGCAACAGGTGCAACGTCAACCGCTGGTAATAGAACTACCACACAGATTACCGTCTATGCCTCTAATGCATCACAGTGGGTTTACTGGTGGTGTATCGGAAATACAACAGCATAAGGAGATGAGATGCCAGCCAACGAATATTATGACAGCACCGGAATCCCGGCGCAGGGTGGCCTTAAATTATCCGCAGCACTGCGTGCAGAATTCAACGCCATTGAAGCGGGTTTTAGTAAACTGCCAAGCCTTGTTGGAAATGGTGGAAAAATCTTGGAGGTGAACTTCGGTGGAGATGGATTTAATACTGCATCTCCTGGCCATCTCCTTGAACTTGAGGATATCGAAATAATTGCAAACAAGAACGCAGCCGATGGTTACTGTGGAAAAATAGGACACAAACTTGTCCTTAAAAATCTTCTCGGAACGGTTACATCAACGCTTGGTAACGCCAATACTGCAGCAAGAACATACACTATGCAGGATCGCGATGGAACGCTCTTAACCTCTGCCGATACTGCTCTTTTGGCACCTCTTGCAAGCCCGACATTAACTGGAGAACCGATAGTGCCGACACCAGTAGATACTGTAACCGGTAATGAAATTATAAACGGACACTGGATGAATTCTGTATTCGCTACAGATAACACATACTATGTCAAGATTAACGATAATTATGCAATTCAAGTAGGGACAATCTCAACACCGCTTGCTAATACGCAATATCTGTGGACATTCACAGTACCGTTCACTTCAACTCCCAACCTTATTATGGCTGGTTTCGGTTTAACCGGAGGTACATCATTTAGTCGTGCAGCTATTACTACAATCTCAGCAACGCAGATTGGTGGAGCAACTGGTGTGGCTAACGGGAAGATCCATTTTATCGTCTTTGGCCCGATTGCGGCATCATAAGGAGATATCATGCCGACTAATGAATATTACGATAGTTCAGGAATTCCTTCACACGGATCTTCATTGAATCCACGGCTGATTCGGACAGAGTTTGATGCAATAGAGGCTGGTTTTAATAAGATGCCGCAGCTTGTTGGTCATAATAATGAACTGGTCAGGATCAACACTGGTGGTTCGCGCCTTGAAGCTGTTCCTGTGGCCAACCTTCCCAGTGATCTTGGTATTGAGATGATAGCCAATAGGGATATATCTGGTGGTCACGTAGGTAAAACCGGCAGTAAAGCGAACCTTTATAACGATACTGGAACCTACAAATCCCTTCTGGAACATAATTCTGCAATAGGTAGAACATGGACCCTTCCAGATGCAAGTGGAACGCTTCTTGATACCGCAGATACTGCAGCAATTGCCACAGTGGATAGCCCCGTTTTTACCGGAAGCCCTACAGTCCCCAGTGGAACATATCCATGGGACGCTGGCTATGAGATCTTAAATACAGAGTCGATTAAGGATATTCTCGATGGTAATACTTCAAGTCAATATCTCGGTGACGATATGCGTCTTCAGTTTGGGGCAGTCCAATTACCAGCGGTCGCTGGTACACCATTAACGGTAGACTTCCCTTATGCGTGTTCAGGTGTCCCAATAGGTGGTGTTGTTGCATGTCCAATCTCAAGCTCAACTTATTATACATGCGTGTATGATATCACCGCATACGGTTTTACAGTGAAGGGCTCTATTGGTAATTTATGGGTCGGCTGGATAGCTCTGACAGTGGTTCCAAGATAAGGAGAAAAAAGATATGTCGTTTGCATCAACTGGACTTCTATTACTTGGCGAAAACGGGACCGGCTCTACACCGCCAGCACCAACACAACCACAACCAACGCCTGCCGCACCGCCATTACCTGATCCGTCGAAGCCGGCTCCCGGCGTGTATACTGGTGATATGCCGAAGCCCGTGTCACCTGAATTCTACGGTACAGCACAAGGTTACCAAGCTCCTGGCACGATTGACCCCAGGTCGGAGTTCGCCCCCGACCCCAATAAGGCAACCGTCGAAGGTCGGACGAAAGGGCTCCTTACGCAGGACAACGAACTGCTGCAGGCTGCGCGGGCTGGTGCAGATCGAGCTTACAACGCCAAGGGCCTGCTGATGTCGGCTGGTGGTGTCCAGGCCGGGACTGGCGCAGTTATTGATAAGGCCCTGCAGATCGCCACACCAGATGCCAAGCTCTACGGCGATGCCGCAATGAACAACCAACTGGCGGATATCGAGCGCAAGAAAGGGATCAACACCTACGGCCAGGAAGGTGCTCTGCAGACCCAGCGGGCGAGCAACGATATGCAGATCCAGATGATGCAGTCGCAGGCGAACATGCGCCTTTCCGAGGTCGAGAACCAGTGGAAGGATGCCATGAATATCGATGCCCTGCAGACCGACCAGAAGAAGGCCCTAATGGGTGTTGTGGCCGAGATCGGCACCGAATTCCAGGGGAGCCTGGAGCGGATCTTCCGAGATCCAGGGATCACAGAGAAACAGCCCGCTATCGCCGCCCTGTTGCAGAGATATCAGGCCCAGATTACGACCGCAGGGAACGTGGTCGGTATCAAATTGACTTGGTAATGAGGAGATAAGATATGCCATTTCTTGCACCAATAGGAGTAGCGGTTGCCGGGGCCTTCGGGGTTGGGCTTGCCGCCACAGGAATTTCCGCCATGGTTGTCGGCGGGCTGATAGTAGGGGCTGCTGTCGGCGGGCTGTACTCAGCCTTCACGGGCGGGAACATCCTAAAGGGGGTTCTCTACGGAGCGGTAGGTGGCGCGGCCCTTGGTGCCGGTGCCTACGCAATGGGCTTCGGCGGATACGGAGTTGTTTCCACGGAGAGCCTTGCTGGTGCCACCTCTGTCGGTATGAGCGAAAACGTTACCGGGGCCATGGCTGCAGCTCAGATGTCCACTGGTGCTACTGAAATCAGCGGTGTTTCTGGCGGGACAGGCGGCCTTATAGCAGGAGGCACTGAAAAGGCAATCTCCGCAAAAGGCTGGTTTACCGCCGAGAACTATCTTGCGGTCGGCGCTGTCTCCAATCTCGGGAGTAAATTCCTGGCCGGTGGCGCTGCTGGTGATGCAGCGGACGCTGACCGCAAACAACAGAACGAGCAGTTCTATGAAAAACTGAAAGCGGACAAGGAGATGCAGGAGAAAAGCCTGCTGACACAGCGCGAGATGAACGCTGCCCAGGTCGAGGCCCAGATGGCTGGCATTGAAGCCCAGGTAGGTACGGCCGACAAGAACCGCGAGGAAAATGCCAGGCAGTTCGGGCTGGAATTCGGAGAATCGCAATGGCGCGACCGCGAGGGCCGGGCTGAGACTGAACGCCAGCGGGTCCGCGTCAACGAGGGGATTCATGGCGCTGCAGCCTATGTGGCCGGTAGCACGAAGGTTGTCAACCTTGTCGAGTCGACTCTGAAACGCAAGGGCCTCCCTGGTCCGTCATGGGCTGGCAGTACGCAGCCTGGCCAGCAACCAGCACCGCAGCAGCAGGTAGCCCAGCAGACCCCGGCACCTACACAGGCCCCGGCACCAGTGCCGCAGCAACAATCCATCCTGGGAGCAGCATAACATGGCAGGATTACTAACATTATCGTCAGACGTTCTCAAGGGTGACCGGCTCAAAAACGATCCGCTCAAAATGGAATACGACCCGGTTTCCAAACAGAATAGCAAGCGGGTGCGGTATGAGAGTAAACAGCTTGGCGGACTCCTGGTCCATCCCGAAGAGGAAGAGGCCATGCTCAACTATAAGAGCAAGATGGATTCGGCGGTTTCCGAACAGCGCCAAAGGATGAGTCAGTATGAAGAACAGCAGAATGCCCTTATTGGACAGGCCAGGTCGGAGGCCGAGGGGCGGATTGGTGAATATGAGGACAAGGCCAGGGGAAGTATAAGTGATCCCAGGCAGAAGCTCATTCCAATCAGGGTGGTAGGGGCGGATGGCAGCACCATAGAGGGCACGTATATGCTCCCTGAGGATGTTGCCAGGCAGATTGCCGAACAACAGGAATTCGTCTCTGGCAAGAACGACGATGGCTCATTCAATGTCTCCGTCCGGACAAAGCACGGATACACACGTGGCCAGGAGCTGCATGATGCCCTGCGGGAAGGGACACAGCAATTGGGCGAATACGACAAGCTCTATGACGAACAGGTCCGAGCCCAGAACGCAATGATCGACGCGCAGGTTAATGCCGCCCAACAAGGGGTCAATTCACAGGTGAACCAGGCATACCTGAACCGCGATCAGCAGCTCGGTTTTGCAAACCAGACAATCAGCCAGGTAGTCGGCCGGTGGGAGCAGATGCTTGCAGACAGGCAGGGCTTTTTTGCAGCTGGAAGCCTTGCTGCAAAAGAGACAATCAGTTCTCTACTCGCCAGTGGAGTCCTTCAAAAAACAGGCAAGGTGGCATAAATGGCACAGCAAATGACGATGGAAGAAGAAATGCCTCAAGATCCGGCAATGCAGCAGACCCAAGAGCCCATGCCGCAGGAAGCTCCCCAGGATGGACCGATCCAGCCTGATCCGGCAGCATCCGAGCAGATTGAAGGGGGACTGGTAAACGAAGAGGGCGAGATGGAGCTTGGTGAGGCGCAGCAGCTGCAGCTTGATGCCTATCGCGACAACGCCACCATCGTCGTTTTCTCGGAAGATTCCCAGCCCGCTATCCTGCAACAGCTGCAGGTTGGCGAGAACCCTATTGACGGGGTTGCCTCCACAGCCTTCACCATCCACCGGCAGCTTGAGGAAAGCCTGAAGCAGACCGGTGAGCAGATGACCGAGGTGACACTGGTTCTTGGAGCCGCGCACCTTGTCACCGAGCTTATCGTCCTGGCTGAGGCAGCGGGGCTTTTCACCATGGAACCCGGAGAGAGGGCGGAAGCCTTCCGTCATGCCGCGATGAAATACTTTGAGACAGGGCTGAAGAACGGCTCTATTGACCCGGTGAAACTGCAGCAGGAGATCGAACCGCTGATGAATCAGGAGCAGCGGGCCTTTGGCGAGGGACACATGGAGCAGAATAAGCTCCTGAAGACACCGCCGCCGAGTGGGTTCGGCAGATCCACACCACAGCAAGAACCGCCTCAGCAGGGTGGTGGTATCCTTACCGGAGGAATGTAAAATGGGGTTTAATTGGGCTGGAGCCACAGCTGGATTGTTAGGCGCAGTATCAGAGGAGGCCGATAAATACGGTGCGCGGAAGGCAGAGCAGCAGAAGCTGCAGATGGAGCGAGAGCTTGCTGACCGCAAGGAGCGGGCCGCTTTTGCCAAAGAGATGGCCATGGAAAAGTGGAAGATGATGGTCGAGGACCGCAAGGACCAGCGCCAGTCGGCACAGTTTGAACAGCAGGACAAGCGCCAGGCGGCACAGTTCGATCACCAGAGTTCTCTCTTGGACGCTCGTTTGTCCGCAAGAGGATCTGGCGGTGGCGGTGGTAAGGGTGATTCCGAGTCTGCCCTTGAGGCAAAAATGAGGATCGCCAAAGAGAAGGTTGATTCCGGAGAATGGACTGCAGCCGAGGGGAAGAAGTTCGTCGGCGCGAATGTCGGTGGTGGTGATGGGGAAGGCATGAAGGAAACCGACAAGCTGAAGATTTACGACAAGATCGATGAGATCGTTGCCGGTGGAATTACCGACGAAAACCTCCCCAGCCTGAATCGATATCTGGCGACAGTAGGAGAGCCCCCATATAAAAAGTCCATCACCAAGCCAGCCAAGAAGGGAGGAATCTTGGGTTTTGGTGGAAGTGAGGAGGAGTCCGCCTACGCACAAGAGACTTCTATCAATAAAATTGATTCTACCGACTTGCAAAAAGAAACTCCTGGTGATACAGTGAAGGGGAGCGGGGCCAATAAATTCAGCGCAATGCTGACCACAAAGACAGAGGGCCAACCGGCCAAGGTTGACGGTACTGCTATCAGTTTAAATGATGATATCCCGACAAAGAAATCGCCCCCAGGCGGGTCCACAGATGTCGGGACAGAGCTTGGTGAAGCGGTGAAAGTCATCGTTGCCGGTGGAGAGGTTACGGTTGATATGGTCAAAGCTATGCCCGGACTGGCAGAAGCACTGGTCGAGGCATCTACTCGTGCCGAGGGTGCAACCGCGAAGAAGCTGATTGCAGCCGCCAAGAAGGCCGAAGGGTTCGTGAAGAACATGGTCAGCAAGGAAAGCCTCAGTGAAAAAGAGGCCCGGATCAGAAGCGGAGCATTCAGGGCGGGAGAATAAGCCATGATATCATACGATGAGTTCCTCCAGTCGCCGGAATTTCTTTATGCAAATGAAGAGGCCCGGCCGCTGGTTATGGAAACCTACGCCACCGACTTCTGGAAAGAGGTTATGTCCGATCCGGACTACAACAGGAACCACGATGCAGAGGAATGGCAGCAGGTTCGTGACCAGTTTGACAGCATGTTTCCGAAAGGCAGATACATCCGGGCCGAGCTTGAGGGCCAGGACAGGGGCTTTAAAAAGGGCTGGGAGAGCCTGAAGTCAGGTGCCAAGCAGGCTTATGGGGTTGTGACCGGCGACTCGGAGATGGTGGCTGAGGAGGTTGCAAAGCAGGATATTTACGAGCGCAACAACCCAGGAACCCCTGCCGGTGGTGAGATGGAGAAGGCATTCAATTCCGGTGGCGACCGGCCCGGTGTTATCGGTGGAGTGAAGAATGTCCTTGGCGGCATTGCTGCAGTTGGTAAGGAATTCAAGAAGGATGTTTTTGAAGCGCCAGACATCTGGTCCGGCACCAAGGCCGCATGGGATAACCTGGCCGCATTCGCCAATGCAAACATCGAACAGCTTCCGAATTCAGCGCCTGGTATGACCGGTACGCTGGCCGGTGGCGCTGCAGGCTGGGCAAGCGGTGGTCCCATTGGTATGATCCTGGGGAGTATCGGTGGTGGCACTATTGGCAATTCGGTCGTAGAGATGCGCGGCAAAATCCTCCAGGGCCTACAGGAAGCGAACATCAACCCGGTTGATCGTGATGCCGTGGCAAAGTGGGTTTCCGAGAACCAAGCCCAGATCATCACCGACACTGCCCAGAAGTCCGCAGTGATCTCGGTGGTTGACGCTATCACCTTGGCAGCTGGCGCGAAGATCCTCGCTGGCCCAGCCCTCGCCGCGTCGAACCGAACCCTGGCGAAGATGGGGGTCGATGCCGCAAGCCCGGATGCGATCAAGGTTGCAAAGTCCAGCCCGCAGTATAAAGCCCTGATGGCAGCTGATGAACCGTTCCAGAAAACCCTTACAGGTGTGAACAAGCTCTCTCGCAACGTCGGAGCGGCAGCCCTTGAGCCATTCGGTGAGGCCTTTGGCGAGTATATGGGGGAGAAGTGGTCAACCGGTAAGCAGGATATGCGTGAGGCATTCTTGGAGGGGGTTTTCTCCATGGGCACCTCCGCTGGCGTGTTTGCTGGCCAGAAAACCTTTCAAGCAATCAAGGCCCCCGATAAACCAGCAGTTCCGGAAAAGCCTATCGGAGCCGCAACGCAGGGCATCCTGGCAACCGAGTCCGTTGACGAGGCAATCGAGACATTCAAGGCCGCAGTCGAAACACCGGCTATGCCGACCGAAGAACTTGGCGTGCAGGCCCCTGTCGATCAGGCCATTGACGAATTCACGAGCAATGTCCGTACCGGCGACCAGCGCGTAGCAGAGCGGGACATTGAATCAATCCTGACCTCCAGCCAGGTTCCTGTAGATCCGCAGACCTATGGCCCAGCCTACGACTATACCATTAACGACGAACCAGGACCACCGTCCGCTCCGGTTGAATCCATTGAAGAGCGCCAGGCAGCAATCGAATCCGCCCCCTTGACAGGTGAGGAGATCCGTGATAGGGCCGGTGCTGAGTATATCCCGTCCGTAGATGGCGATCGCCTGAAACAACAGGCAGATAGAGAGTTCGCATACGAGAATCAGAAGCCCGAGGAGCCCATCTACGAGAGCCCAGAGGAACGTCGCGCCGTCATTAAATACTCCGAGCCGACAGAGGAAGAGATCCGGGGAAAAGCCGGAACTGCATACACTCCGTCAGTTGATGGCGACCGGCTCAAAAAGCAGGCCGAGATCGAGGAAGCATTCGCACCGCCGCCGAGGGAAGAGCAGCGCCGGTCTACGAAAGCAGAAACCTACGAGACGCTGGCCAATAAGGAAGAGACTCCCCTGGACCGGAAGATGGACAAGGTCGAGGAAGAGCTCCCGATCCGTAAGGCCGCAGGAACCGCAGGCCCCGAGATCGCAACCAAGAACCTTGAAACCCAGGAGGTCTTCGAAGTAAAGCCCGCAGACTTCACTGCCAGCAACGGGAAACCGTTCAGCAATGAGAAGACCCTGAAATGGTCCGCAGCCCAGCGCAAAGTCTCCCTGGAGGGGATGACGGTCGTCCCATACAAGGGCGGTGTCATCGCCGTCTCGAAAGCAGCCGAAAAAGCGCCTGTACGGCATGACGCTGCGATCAAACTGGAAAACGGGCACTGGGAGATCAACGGCGACAAATCGACGGCTAAGGGCCAAACAGTCGATCTGGATGCCACCCAGCCACAGAAGGAGGCCGGGAACTATAAAAAGGCCCACGTTCGGATCAACGGCCTTGAGATCTCAATCGAGAACCCTATCGGCTCCACCCGCACAGGAATAGCCCCAGATGGTTCTGAATGGCAGACTCCGATGAAGGCGGACTATGGGTATATCAAAGGCACGGTCGGCAAGGACAAGGACCACCTGGACGTTTTTATCAAGCCGAAATACCGTGGCGGCGACGGGCCGGTCTTCGTCGTCAATCAGGTGGACCCGGAAACTGGCAAGTTCGATGAGCACAAGGTCGTCATGGGTGCGAAGACCGAAGACGAGGCCATGGAGATCTACGAGTCGA